TTTACCTTCATTTTCTGGATGTTTTGGATCACTTACAACTAATATATTAGAGAAGTAAGATAGTTTTCTTTTTCTTTTTCTTGCTATCTCTTTATCAGATTCAACACCTGTGTTCCATAGTCTAGTATTTTCTTCACTTACAGGATCTTTTTGATTTAAAGTTGTAAGAGAGTTTTCAATATACCAACCACCTTTGTCCTGAAATGCGTGAGACCATACTCGTACCCAAGGCATCTCCTCTTTTTCAGTTGCTGGTAAAAAACGAATAACGGCATAACCACTACCAGTTTTATCTAGTTCAGGTTTCCATATTCTGTCGTCTGTATATTTGTCTTTTGATTGTTTATTAATATCCTCAGGATTGAGGTTAGCCTCTAGTGCTTTGGTAAGTTTATCAAAGTTAGAGTGGCTTGTTTTTAATGTATTAAAGTCCATTATATTCTCCGTATGTTTGTATTTGTATATGTACTGTATAAGCGTACTGAAGTATTTATAACACTTAATTTGACCATATTAGGTCTAATATATCATAATTTTAACATATTGTCAAGCTGTTCGTATGTAATATAACTTAAATTCTTACTATCACACCATTGGTCCCATTTTCTATTTACCATGTCTTGATTGTTGGTGGGAGTAAACTGTTTATCAACTTTAAAGAATTTAATATTTTGATTTTCATTAAATAATGTTTTTAATTGCATAAACCAATTAATGGAAGTGGTAGGTTTATTGGTTGATGCTAAATAATGTTTTGTATTTTTATATACATTATTTACTTTTCCGTGTGTACTATTTAAATCATGTCCTATTAAATAAACTTCATCTGGTTTTTCTTTTTTAACTGCTATGTTTGCTGAAGTTGGCCCAGCCGCCCAACCAAAATCATGTCCTCCTAATATATCTTTGATACTACGAGCCTTATCATCAGGATTTATCCAACTTACACAAAGTTGATTTGAATTTACCAACATTTGTTTTATAACATGATCTCCTGTTCCTGGTGTAATTTTTTGAATTATATGTGCTACGCCTGATAAATTAGAACCGTGCATTACAAAATTAACACTGTTTTCAGGTTTTTTATTTTCTTTATGTACGTCCCATTTTTTACAAAATGCTATTTCGTCTTTTGTTAACCCTTGATATACAATTGATTGATACATATGATCAGGTACATATGTCCAATCTCTAAAATAACATTCGTTATTTAAAGCATAACCACTATGATAAATTTCGTGCATTATGCCGTGATCTACAGCAGTTAATACGTCAGGTGAAAATTCTCTATATAGAGCATTACAACCATATATTTTACCAAAAGGTTTTAATTTATTAAGATCAAATCCTATTCTGCTTTCACCATTACCTACACAAAAAACTCTAATCATTATCTGAATATATAAAATAAACCAATCACAATAGCAACTATTAAAAAGTTAATTAAAATTTTTTTAGCTAAGAATTTTAATTCACCTTTAAAACTGCCACTTGACTGTTTAAAAAAATCGTATGCACTCATATAAGGGTTAAAATATTTATCTGGACGATTAAATCTATCTACCTCTTTACAAAGTTCCTCTATTCTTTTATCCATTTACAAATACCTCTTTCATTATTAATTTAATTGCTGTTCTGTTATATTTAACAAACTGTTCATATTTAGCTAACCTTTTGGAGTGTACTGGCCAAACAACCTGTTCAGTAATCTGTTTGTCCCAAGATTTACTGTAAGATAAAATTTGGTTAAAAACAACAGCACTCTCATAGGATATTTTTTTTGATAGAACCAATTGAAAAAATCTAGGATGTTGTCCACCAAAAACGCTAAAACCATTATCAAAAGAAAGGCGCTTAGCATTAAAATCATTAACAATATGGACACAATCATTTCGAAAATAATACTCAAAAGATTCATTACGCTTTTTCCAATCTGTAAAAACATCATTACCATCCTGTCCTGTTAAACTCTTTACCCACTTGTTACTATCAAATAAAAAATTACTAACAAAAAAGCCCAATATATCATTCTGACTGTATCTGGTGCTAAGTTTGTGAAAAAAATATCTATCATTTCTTTTAGTAAAAGTATCTAGTTTACAATTAACTTTTCCTTCATATTTATGATAATCATAACTAGCTGTGGTAAAGTGTAACTTAACAGCAAGATATGTTTTAAATACTTCAAACCCTCCATACATATTACACTTTAAAACCTTTATATTGCAATCTTTTACCTTGTTCAACTAAACACATATTAATAACATTTAATTTATTATTTTTATAAAACTTATTTAAAGTCATACGGGAGAAATACGGTGTTTGCCTGTGTTTAAATCAATAAAAAGTTCCACGTCAGTGGTGACTGTATCAATAATGCAAGTAATAGGTCCGCCCCAATGGTCAGTATAATCTTCTTTGAGCAAGGTAAGTTGGTGTGTACCATGACGCATTTTAGGTATCATGATCAATACACAATTTTTTTTAGGCAAAACAGTTTTGGGAATGACAATCCGCAGATATGGATTTTGAACAATGTCAATAAGTTGTGGCTGTGCTCCCGATATTAATATGGTAGCTGTCATAGTTTTTGCCGAAACAGTGACATGACCGACAGATAAAGATGTTGGCTTTAATCTGTTGTAATGATAATTTATTAAAAATCTATCATCATAAAAACCTTGATTGTTTTTGAAATTAGATTTGCAAATGTTTGAGATTAAATTTTTCCAATTTTGATCAATATCAATACCTAAATTCATGTTAAACCCTAAATCTAGGTTGAAATACGGCAACCATGTATGTATATTGTGAACATGATATATTTCATGCTGAATGTGATGAGGTAAATTTTTTAAATCAGATAATGATGCCACTGATGGCCATGAAGAATCTTTGATACGACCGTAGTCTATATTGAAAGCACCAACAATTTCAACCTCTCTCTCAATTCTACATTTTTGGTCGACTGCGACCACGATTTCAAGTTCATATTCATTAGGTATCATATTGTACTGAGTATTCATACAATGGTATAAACCTTCACTCCAAATCCCATCACCCACGATTTCATGGAATACAAGTTTCGAACCTATTCTTTCGGTCATGTTTTTGTGAAATTTTTCATGCACAAGTTCAATACGGTCCCCTAGATGTAATTGTTCGATAATGTGTTGACCTAATAAAAATCTTCGATAATTACTCTCAAAAGCTAAGACATGTTTAGCACCGTGTTTCAATGCCAATATACTCAAAATACCTGTACCAAATCCTATGTCTACGCAGCATCTATCCTTTACGTTTTCCCGTAAGATATTATCATAGAACCGATTCCTTTTGGCGTCCAAAAGCATGGGCAGAAATAATCCATTCTCGTTGAGCCAACGCAAACTATTTTGATATTCTGTTAACACTTAGATTCCTTCTTTACTGATATGTTGCATTATTACACTGGCAACTGGCCTGTTTTTGGTATATAATTTAAATTCTGTGCTTCTATTGTAATCTTATCTTTTAAAGGTTTACTGATAAGAGGTGCAACTGTGCCTGGATCAATTTCATTATCCTCACAATACTTTAACACGGCGTCCATATAGGTAATACCTTTTTTAGTTTGTACTATCTTTTCTATCTCTAATGAAAATTCTTTTGAATTCATATTATAACTATATCACAATTTTAACAGTTTGTCAAGTTATTTTATATCAAATATTTGTGATGTATAAACATTTGCATTGATAGTCTTGCAATACCTTTTTTTGCTACTATTGTTGATACAGCATGAATCTTATCTGTATAATTTATTATTATTCTGTTAGGTGTAGGTTCAATAAACTTTCCATATGTATCATTTTTATCTTCTTTATAAAGAAAAAGACCACCATCGTTAATATCCCAAATATCGTGTAGAAAATGCGTTACACCTACATAATCTATAGAGTTATCTTTTTCATAGGTACCATCTAAATGAAAATGACCACCGAAAGGAGCATGATTTTCGTGATAACGAACCAAACAATCCATGGCACCAAGTATGTCTTTAGACACAATGTTTCTGCTTATTAAATTTTTTAACCAAAATGCTTTGCTTTCACCGGTCAATATATAATATGTGGAATTATAAAATCCGTAATGTTCTTTTTCTATTTCTTTAACAAATTCTGTGGTTTTGCTTCCAATTTGTTTTATTATTTTTGTATTTTCATTATTAACAATTTCTTGTTTAATTATGGATTTTAACTCAATTAGTGTAGGCGTATCAAAAAAATTATCGATTATTTTTATTGTCATAGTATAATAAATCTTGTTTTAAAACTGTAAAATATTCATCTGTAGTATTCAAGGGTATCATGTATAAATTTTTAAAACTACCTTTTCGTATCACGTAAAGACAACCAAAACGATTCAATATTTCAAAACCTGTACTATGAATAGTTTTTATAGCTGTGTCTTGAATGTTTTGATATTTTTCAAATATTTGTTCATTTTCCAATATATTTATATATTTCAAAGCACTATTTATGCCTGGTAAAGAAAAACTATATGTGTATCCGTGATCCCATTCAAAGTTAGTGGGTAAAATATTATGTATTTTTTCATTGTACATAGTTATACTCAAAGGAAAATATCCACCTGTGATAGATTTACCCATGGTAAAAATATCAGGTTGAATAGGTAAATTTTTCCAACCAAAGTAATTACCAGTTTTACCACCCCCTATAAAAATATCATCCACAATTAAAATAACGTCAAAAGTTTCTTGAACGTATTTTAATTTTTCCCAAAAAATATTAGAGTTAGGTGTTAAATTATCTCCCCATGAACAAGTTTCTACTATAATACTCATCACTTTATTCCAATCAACAGAATCCACATCAAAATCCCTATTTAATATTATAACTCCATCATATCTATCCATGGTGTATAAAGGATTATTCACTAACAAATCGCCAAGATTACTGTTTAAAAAAGTGCTACCGTGATAGCTGCTACGAAAACTTACAATTTTATTTTTATTTTTATTTTTTTTAATTAAATGATAAGCTGAAGATAATTTTACTGCTCCTTCATTAGCATCACTGCCTGACAAAGCAAAAAAACTTCTATATCCATTGCTCATATCAAACAATTTATTAGATAGTTCATAACTCGCATGATTTAATTTTAAATCTTCTTCATATATTATGGATTCTGCTATTTCTGGTTTCACACCTCTTATTGAATCACATACATGTTGAATAATATCTACTCTATCAAATCCTAACGTAAAACATCCATAGTGTAATAGGGGGTCTATTCTTTTAACGTTATTTTCTACAATGCCAAATTGCCAATGCTCTTTTGATAGATGAGTTAGCTTTTGTTGTCCTGGTATTAATCCTTTTAACATATTAATAATTATCGTAATTCTAATCTAATTTGGTCAAAAATAATATTTTTGGTATTTTCAAAAGTTTTTTTTGATTCTATAGATATTAAAATACCTTGCTGTTGTAAATTAATTTTATCAAAAAAATTTATGTTTTTTGTTTCTCCTTGATGATAATTTTTACCAAAAGTATGTGTGTGTTCGTTTATATTAAATGTAACTTTATACCTGTCATCAAGTTGCTCACTACCTAACACATAATTGTGTCTGTTTATTTCTGTTTTTATGGAGTGATATTGATTATCTATAGGTTCAAATTTATACACAACATCTACCAATTCTTTACTGGGATATTTAAATTTTATATTATAATTAAATTTTAATATATTAACTGTGTTATAATCAATTTCAATATCTTTTTTTAATGTAATAGGTAAATTTTCTTCAGCATCATTTATGTTTTCAAATAATAAATTATCGTTAAGATATATATTTAAATTATTGGAATAATGATGTTCTTTAGAAGAAAAATATTTTTTTCCTTGTTCTTTAGGACAAATAACTGTAATGGTTCTTTTATTCATAAACAATATCTTTAAATATCTCCAATGCTTCGTTAAATTGAAGTAAAGATTTGTCAAGTTTTAACAATGTAAAACACAATGTCCAACGGCCTTGTTTTTTATCAGGATTATATGTAGAATGTAATTGCCCAACATTCATTAGACTAGGTTTATTAATAACTTTTTCACACACTAAATTACAATTTTCTTCTTTAGATTGAAAAGCGTTGGTAATAGCTACGTCTGGTACAATACCTTCAATCTCAATGTGTGAGTTGTCTGGATAAGCTGGAATTAAAAAAGAGTCGTCTTTAACTTGCCACCACCTTGTTGTACTGTTAGAAGGCCCCCAAGTAAAGTTAATTTTTGTTGCATTACTTATTGTGTTAGTATCATTATGCAGGGAAAGTTTGCCCCCATTTGGTGGAGTATAAAATCCTTCAATAACATTTGAAATTTTTAGATTAAAATTTTCTATCCAAGTTATAATACTTTTATCAATGAATCTATTTGAAACAAAGATCATATTGTTATGATTATAATTTTGATTAAAACAGTCTGGTTTTGTATATTCAAAAGGAAGTTTTAAATATCTATGATATATGTTTTTATTCATTTATAAAGTCTTTAAATATTTCTAATTTTGATTTAAACCTTATAGAAAGTACTATTCTAGATTCATTGGTATTATTAACTACACTGTGAGGAACTTGTGTATTAAAAAAAGCTGCAGTTTTTAAATAAAATTTTTCTATCTCTTTTACGTCAGAAGCATTATACTTACAATAATCTTCACCAGGACCATGTTCTTGGTATTCAGGTTTTACTAAAATATTTTCATTAATGAGATTATAAAATATTACATAAGTATTATCACAATTGTAAATAGGTATATTCAGTGCATATACTGTTTCTCGTGTAGTAATATCGTGGTAATCTGTATGTATAGGCAAAAATGAGTGACGTTTAGTTGAAGCCAAAGCTATAACATGAATATTATCCCATGATGTTATTTTATTAATAGCATCTCTCAATGGTTTAATATCAAAAAATTCTGTAGGATATACTTTAATTATATTTTTTTTTTGTTGTGCGTGTTCAGGAGGCAATTTTTTAAAAATTTCTTCTGCTATTTTATCTAAGTTTGGTAAATCTATATATTGGTAGTTTTTTGTTTTAATTTTTTTCATAATATAACGTATAAATTAATTTATATATTTTCTATTTTTATTGATTGAATAATTTTCTTATCTTCATTATCATAGTGTTGATAAAAAGGTAAAATTATATTTTCATTTTTATCCAAACTTATTTGTTTAAATACATTTATAGAATTTTGTGGAATAGAATTTTGCTTACATAGTAAAACGTTATTAATATAAAATTCTATATTTAAATTATTATAATAGACATGTTGTTGATAGTGTTTATTTGCAAAATCTTGTAGATTACTTACGTTGCAATAAAAATTTATATCATATAAATTATTAGGTGATGAATTGTTATTTTTTATAGAATAAGTTACTATTTCCGTATTTTTATCATTTGCTACACTAATTTCAGAAACACATTTTATAATGTTTTCTTGTTCATAATTAAAATAGATATTTTTTTCTTTTTTTATTGATCGATTTTTAGTTTCTTTGTCCGTAGCTTGAAAATATATGTCACTAAAAATTAGTTGTTCATTAAAATAAATACTATTACTCTCAGACTCTACATAAGGAATGTCGTTATTATAATTAGGATGAATTATTTCAAATACTATTTTTTTGTTATTTTCAATCATATCTATATTTATACTTTTTTTACTATATATTTATTATATTTTTTAATAAAATTAACAAAATTGATATTAGATTCTAATGTAATACATACGACTATTCTATAAAATTCTATATTTTTCACTTTATGTGCTTGTTGAGCATTAAAACAGTGCCATTGATTAGTTTCTATAATATACGATTTCTCTGTAATTAAATTTTTTTCATCTATTTTTTTAGCTAAACAATCTTTTTCAAATTCTTGATTATCTCTAATTTTATTAAAAAAAACTGTTTCTGTTTTTTTTTCACCTGTATCTATTATATAATTGATTGCTGTTTTTCTATAAATGTCAAAGTGTGAGGGTACTTCACCTAAAGTTTCTGAATCATTTTTCATAACTAATAATTCAGGAATGATTTTCTCATCAAAATATTTAGAATATAAATCTACTATTTTTTTACCATTTTTAAAAATTTCAAACACATTAAATTCAGGCAAAATTACTGTTTTTGTATATGAATTAGATTCTAACCTTATTTCAGTAATTAAATTTTCAGGTATTTTTGGTAAATTGAGATAATACATATATTAAATATTTATATCACAATTTTGATGAGTTGTCAATGGCCGTTCTTCAAAATGAATTAATAACCACTTAAATAGATTTATTTTTTGATTTTATATTGAGTTTAAGACTCCTATCGCATGATAAATAAATTTAGGTTTGATACCTGCGTTCATACTACAGTGTAATAAATCAGCTGTTGCCCACTGGAAAATACTGCCTTGTGATTCATAATAATAACAGTCTTGCTCTATAAAAAATGCGGCTCCCATACTTGGTTTTGAAATATGAATATGATAACGAACTAATAGTTGTTTTTCATACAATTTCTGAACATCATATATTTCTTCATCATCAATGTGAGGAGCAACACATTTTCCAGGGTTCACTTTACTGATCCAACTAGTGGCGATTTTACAACCTAATAAATTCTCAATTTTTGTATCTATCTCTTTTTCGTAACCTTTTCCTGGAAACCAAACAAAAAATTCCAAACTTTCTTTATCATCAACAAATGCCTTGTTTATTTCTCCTTCTGGATTTTTAAGATAATGATATTTTAATGACTCTTTATCGGATTCCAATAGTATTTTTTTATTATGATCGTAGTGGTAGTCAATAATATCCTTACCAAAAACTGTGCCTGGGTATCTATCTAAATCACTTATAATCCTATCCCAATCAACTATGTTTCCTGTATTAGTGATATATTTTTTAGTCATAGTATTTCAATGGCCACCGAAGTGGCCACTGTCGGTATTATAGAAAGCTACTTAATGCAGTAAGTAAGGCTAAAACAAAAATCATAACTAATGATATACCTACAAATATTTCATATATAGGATGATAT